CATCGACTCAAAGTCTCCCGGTTGAAAACTGTTCGGCGGTCCAAAGGGAGTGTCGGTCGTGCTCGCGTAACCCTGTCCGGTTGGGTTGGGAACTCCGCCCTGGCCGAACCCTGGCGTTATGCCGCCGCCGCTATTAAACGGCATGCCTCCGCCGAGCGTTGGCGTGTAGGAGGCCGGAGGGTTGTAGCGCCCCAATGCACTGCCAGCGCCAAGGCCTGAGAGCGCAGCGTTAAGCCCAGCCAGGCCTGCCGCGGATGGGTCTGGGGCCGAGGAGAGCACGTTAGCCAGATACCGCGAGTCCTGGTATTGCGATGGGTTCACCAGGAATGAGGTGGGATCAAATTGTTTGCCGGTTGGCGTGCGGTTGATGGCGCCAGTGAGTTCAGTCTCGCCTTGCTGCTGCAACCCCAGAGAGGTCTGACCCAGCGCCCTCAACAATGCCGCGTTGGAATTGGGAGAGCCAATGGAACCAGTAGCCACACCACGCTCGGCTGCCATCTGTCCGATCTGCGCCAGAACGTCGGGCGGGACCTGGCCCTTGAGCAGCGACAGGATGTTGTTGGATGATTGGCCGGTCATCGCGCCGTAGTTGGGGAGATTGAGTTGGTATGGCAGAGCCGCTTCGTGCGCTATCTCGGTGTTGAGGCTGTTGCCCAGGCCGTAGAGCGATCCCAGGTTTCCCATGTTGCCGCCTATGGCTCCCTTCTGGGTATTGAACGGGTCGGGGACCTGCGGGACTTTACCGAAGGCGCCCTGGCCTGGTTGACCTGGTGCGCCTTGTATATTTCCCGGAGTCGCTGTGGGCGCGCTTGACGGTGCCCCGGAGGCATCTCCCCAAGCGTGTCCGAAATTGTATTGGGCTAAGTAATTAGTGCCTGGCATAGCTAGATCATGGTTCCAATGCCCTGCTTCTCCAGACGGGCGGAGCCAAACACGGCGACGTTGATGGCGGGCGAGTCGATACCGAGGTAATGGGCTAGCTCTCCGTTAAGGTAGCGCACTGCTTCCTTGTGCTTTATTGCCGCCAGCTGCTTGGACTCAGCGCTGTCCATTGTCGAGTATCGCACGGCCATCGCCTCTTCCTTCAGCGCCTCCAGGTTTTGGATGAGGCAATAGTCGGTGTCAGCTACCACCGGTTGAAACTCCAGCTTCACGATGGCGTTAATCTGGACGCTCTCAGCTGGCGTTACCGGCGAGCAAGGGTTGGGGCCAGTGAAGGTGCAGCAGTTGAACGGCAGATTGTTGAAGTAGTAACGCCGATACCACGCCGTGGTCTCGTTGGGCTGCATCGTGACTAACAGCACCTGTTCTCCCGTCGTGGGGTCGGCCTGGAAGATCTGGACGGGGAAATTGGTGACGTCCTTCTGGATGCCCGTGATGCTATTGAACGTCATCGGCCACTGCGTGAATGGATTAGCCAACACCTCGAACTGTCCTTGCGCCCTCTCAAAGAAGTCCTGCGTGTAAATCTTGTTATCGTTGCTGTCGGTGCCCGAGATCATCACGCGCTTGCCGTAGTCACTGGAGTCGGTGGCATAGGCGCGCAGATACTGCGGCGGGCTCGATAGGTCGGTGAAGGTGGGCGAGTTGTTCCTCGAGTAGAGAGCAGGCCTGAAGCATCCGCAATGACCCTGCCGGAATAGCTTGGGCAGCCTGCCATTGCCAAAGCGCAGGAACTCTACGAACTGGTTATTCACTTCAACGGGTCGAGTGCAAACGTCGGCATACTCGATACGCGCGATGGTGTTGTCCAGGGTGACGTAGGGATTGGTGCGCGAGACGGTGAACTGGACCTCAGCCCAGGTGCCCCACCAAGACTCTTCTCCTGCCTCCTTACAGTAGAGCAGACGCCGCTGCGCCGAGTTTACCACCTCAGCCACACCCGCCTTGTCCGATTGACACAGGCCAACCGACGTGGGCAGGCTGCTGACCCGACAATCGTAAAGTCTCAGGCGCTGCATAGCGTGCTTTTACTCCTCTGTGAGGGATAGGTCAAGGGTCCTCTAGGTTGTGCCGATCTCGATGATGCCCTTGTTGGAGGTCCCATTGTAGGGTGCACCCGCCAGATACACGCTGCCGGTGGCTGGGTTGAACGCCTGCGCCTGCCATTGGGAGAAGGAGAACAGATTGTATTGCGCGGTAATGTCGACCTGCTTCTTGAGCAGCCGGGTTTGGCAGTCGTAGAAGTAGTAGATGTAAGGGTTGCCACTGAACCCGGAGATAGGTCCGGGGATGCAGAAGGCGTCCAGCTTTTCATTGTAGGCCGGGGAGTAGCTGGTAAAGCCGGTGAACCCATCGACCAGGACCAGAGTGGTTTTTACTGTGCCGTTAGTCGGGTCAACGATCGGCACGTTCATCGGGCCACCCGAGGCACTGGGCCAGAGCCACAATTCTTTTGTGCTCTTGATATACTCCACGCGATCCTTCCCTGTAGCTACGCCGACGTAGGTGTTCTTGAGCGCGAGTGTGGCCCGGTCATACTCCAGGAGATTGCCCGATAGAGTGGTGAAGAAGCTGTCCGTGACGCAGCTGTAGCAAAGGCCAAAGCAGTGAGTGGCGGGCAGGCTGGCACTTGTCACCACGGTCTGAGTGACAGGGTTAATTAGGAATATCTTGGACATTGATCCCAACGAACCGTTGCTGCTGATCCAGCCGATGAAGGGTATCCCGCTGGGGTTATTGTCCGTAGCGCAGAACGGGTTATTGACTGTCTCGGTGGTGAGGCCTGTGATGTGCGATAGGACGGTCCCATCGCTGTTGATAAAATAGAGCCACAGGTCGTAGGTCGCCCCGTTGAAGTGCTGGCACACGCAGACCAGGCGGTTGTAGCCAGTAACATAGATGGCCGAGGTGCACGCGGGGAATCCGCCGTCAGTGGCAAATAGCCCCAGCTTGGCAATGGGACTTGAGGCCGTGATATCGTAGGTGTCAAAGAACCAGCTGGCTGGAGTCGAGGACTCATTCATGAACAGCCTGCTCTGGTCGGTGACCAGGGCCAGCCCGTCGATGGTTCCCACACCGCTAAAGAAAGTGTCCATCGTTTGACCGGTGGGACTCGCGTTACTCCAGACCTTGGCCGGAGCCGCCGAGCAGGTCGGGCCCGAGACCACGATCGTGAACAGCTTGCTCATGAAATCACCAGCAGTCGTGAGCACGCTGATGAGGAACGAATAGGTCCCCGCCACTGTCGGTGTCCCCGAGAGAGTCAGCGTTGCCCCACCGACATTGAAGGCGAGCGTGATGCCGGGCGGCAAGCCACCGCCGGGATTGGTCCACAAATTACTGGTCGAGCTCACCGTGGGACCGCTGGCGGTGATGGTGCCACTGTAGGCAATGCCGGTCGTGCCAACGGTAGGCAATAGGGAGCTCAGGCAGACCTGGTGCCTGCGGGCGTTGCGGCAGGCCAGTGAAATCGCGGCGCCATTAACTCGGCCCTTGTCGGTTCCCAGGATTGTTCCAGCGGGAACCGTGTAGGTGAATACCAGGCCATCAGGGCAATGCGCGTCGCAACTCTCGGCGTCATTGACAAACTCCGGGTAGGCCCTGCCGCCGTTGTTTGGGTCGTGCCATCCTGGGTCGTCAGGTCCGCCCCCGTCGTTGTTGGTCGTGGTGCAAAGGTATTGCTGGTTAGCCGCACAGATATCAGCAGCCTCCTGGCTCACCTCGGAGAGGCACTGGCTCTTGCACCCGGTGCTGGTCCACAGCGATCCAATCGGCGGCAGCCCAGCCCAGTCGGAGTTAAATCCGATAAAGACGTCAAAGTCGGGACGCTCCACCGTGGTGTTGGCCAGTGGATTGGCGGGGTCGATGCAGGGCGAGTTAAACTTGCAAGGAAAGTTCATGGCACTTGAAACTCCTGACCGCACACCAGGTTCTGGTAAAGCTGGCGATCCTGTTTTTCAGCATGGAGAAGGTGGCCGCGCACACGGCAGTAGCCCTTCACAATCAGTTTGGTCTGGAACTGGTAGCCGATATTGGAGGGGCGATGGTTGGCAGCCTCGCACTTCACCGGCGGCACCGGCAAGGTCATGGTCGCGCGGTAGCCCTCGCCAAATTCCTTAATCGGATAGCAGATGGGATTGTTGGCGTCCTCGCAGCTGTTCTTAGCCGAGCAGATCTTCCAGGTGTGCCAATCGATCCAGCAAGTCTCTCCGTCAGGACGGTATTGGACCTTGAATAGGACGGTGCCAAATACCCGGTCCACCCAGAGCTCCAGGCTGACCAGCTTCTTGGACATGAAGGCATCGCCCCAGGTAAGCGCAGGGAATTCCGCATACCAATCTATGCGCGCGGAGGGGTCCAGCCGGTCGGTGTCGAATCGGTTGAACTCGGTTAACTCCCAGAGCCGGATCGTGGAGTCCAACGGCGATACCGCCATGGCGAAGCTGCGCTGGTTTCCGCCAAAGTCGCCGGTGGTCATCTGCAGGATGGCTAGCCCCTCCTGCATCCCTTCCCATATCGGTGCCTGGTTAGCGCCGAAGGTGGACATGGGAATAAAGTCTAACGGCATCAAGGCGTCGTGCACCACACCCTGGGGTAACTGACGAGGCAGCGCCGTTTGGTATAGGCGCGAGCCAAACTCAATCCCGCTGCCAAAGCGCAAGAGCGCCCGGTCGTTGAATTGGAGCACCCGGTTTTCCTGGGCGCTGATCTCAATATTTCCCGGCTGGTTCCAGTAGCGCAGCGAGGAGAGCAGCGAGCGCACGGAGGGCTCTAGCGATTGGTAGTAAACATCTCCGTTCACCTGCACTACCGATCGGTCGTTAACCGGGCCGTTGACTAACTGCACCACGGTCATGAGCGGCTGGTTCTGGTTCGTGGCACCAATCCAATCCGTTCGGGTGATAGGGACGTTGAGCGAGTAGACCGCGCGGCGGGTTCCAAAGAACAGGTTCCCCTGGCCTAGCTGTGAATTGAGATTCGCGTTGTGGAAGATGGCTCGGATATTTCCCGACTGGCTGGGGACCGCGAAGCCGTCACCACCAACGACCAACGGGTTCTCGGTTACATTGAGCACAGCGTCAGTAAACCGGTAGGCTGCCGTCCCGCTAGGACCAAACACCATGTCACCGGCGTTGCCCGTGCGCCCGGTCGCATACCACAGGCGACCCATGTAATAATCCATGGCAGTCGCTGCGGGTATCTCGTTGATGCCGGGAGTGCCAGGCGCCACCGCTGTGTTGGTGATGCCCTTGGATCGCCTCAGTGTTGCGCCATCCCAAAAGAGCGGCAGCGTCACATTGTCCCCGGCCTGGATGACCAGGAACTGTTCAGCCTGGCAGAAGAAGAAGTAGACCTGAGACGCAGGCATGAACAAATTGAACGCAGCGCTTAAGTCGGTAACTGTGAGCGATGGCGTGATGGTGACCTTATAGATTCGACCGGAGATGGCAGCGATGATGTAGGGGTCGGCATTGATCGGGTCATACATGAACTTCCCCTGGAAGAGTCCGCTGCCATCGTGGATTTGGCCTATGTCGACGTAGCCGCCGCGAGGAGTTATGCCGCCATCCCGCACTGTAGCATTGTCCAACCACGCCAGCTGGTTTCGCGCAAGGCCGTTGGGGTTGAGTGAACTCTGAATAGTAGGAACTCGAACGCTGTCCACTCCGCCTGCCCAATCCATGCTGCCATCGACAATAGTTACATCGGATACCGGCATAAATCTTCTGGCCCAACAGTATGGCTTTGCCTTACTAATTCAACAACAAATGCCTGAGCCAAGAGTCATCTATAACCTGAAGTGGCCCTGGAGCGTTGACGCACTTTCTATCGAGTTGGACATGTATCGTCACGGAGGTAGGTGGAAGAAGAGCAACGGGGAGATGGCCGGGGAGGGCCTGGAGTTCCACTTCAAGAGAGCGATGCAGATCGCCTGGCCCTGGATCAAGTGGCACGAGTGGGCCGACATGCAGGTGAAGCTATACCTTAAGTATCGCATCATCGGCCAGATAGGACCGGCTTCCACTGGGAAGACCTTCATCCCTGCGGCGTGCGTGCTCATGGATTACTACGCCTATTTCTGGTGCACCACGGTGCTAGTCTCCAGCACCACCAGGGAGTCTTTAGAGATGCGTATTCTGGGTGAGATAAAGAAGCTGCACCGCACAGCCAAGGCGAGCTTCGCGTGGCTTCCAGGCAACCTGATAGAGGGGCGCCAGCGCATCGTCAGCGACGATCGCAGTGTCGCGGCTGAGGGTAGAGACTTCCGCAACGGCATTGTCGGTGTGGCCTGCAAGAAGGGCCAATCCTTCCAGGGCATCGAGGAGTATGTCGGCATCAAGAACAAGCGCCTGCGGATGCTGGGCGATGAGTGCCAGTTCCTGCCGCGTCAGTTTGTCGACTCGATCTCCAACCTCAACAAGAACGCAGACTTCAAGGGTGTCTTCTCGGGTAACCCCAAGGATATCACCGACGCGCTGGGTGTTATCTGCGAGCCCGCCGCGCACCTCGGCGGATGGGATGGGGGCATTGACCAGACCGGTGGGACCAAGTCCTGGGAGACGCGATTCCCCAATGGTGTTTGCATACAGCTAGTGGGGACTGACTCTCCCAACCTCGATGGCAAGCTAGGCATCCCGCTTATTACGCAGGCACAGATCGACGCCGACATCGCCTTCTACGGCCAGGACAGCCTCCAGTTCTCCATGATGGACCTGGGCCGCATGCCACGCGGCACTGCTATCCGACGGGTGATCACACGCCAGATGTGCTTCAAGTTCCACGCAATGGAGGAGCCTTCCTGGAAGGACACGCAGCGCGTAAAGATTGGGTTCCTCGACGCAGCCTACCGCGGCGTTGGTGGCGACCGTTGCGTCTTTGGAGTTCTGGAGTTTGGACTCGAATCAGTGACCCCAACCGGCGAGCAGATAGTCTCGGCGATCATGACCCAGAAAGTGGACTCTCTTCCCAATAACCAGATTCTCGCCCTGGTCGACACACTGCTCGTGCCAGTCTCGGATAACATCAACGACATGCCAGAGGATCAGATCGCCACCTTCGTGAAGGACCAATGCGAGCGGCGCGGTATATCACCGGACAACTTCTTCTTTGACTCAACCGGTCGCGGCTCGCTCATGAACGCCTTTGGCCGCATCTGGTCGCCGCTGGTGCAGGGCGTTGAGTTTGGCGGTCTACCCCACAACGACCGCAAGGTGTCGAGCGATATCGACGTCTACTGCAAGGACTACTACTTCAACATGGTCTCAGAGTTGTGGTTCAACGTGAGC